CGCTGTTGCTTATGTAGTTGACGATCCTATGGCTGCTTTTAAAGTAGCGGTTACTTTTAGTGGTAACGCAACTGTTACTACAGTTAACCAAAGCATTATTGGTACCAACATGTCTGTACGTCAAGGTACTGGCAGCAACATCACTGGCGATTCCGCTGTTTCTGTCTATGCAACTAATGCAGAAGGCAACGCAGCAGCTCTTCCAGTTCGTGTAGTTGAAGTGGTTCCAGAGACTGCTACTAGTGCAGGGGCCTTTACTGAAGTAGTAGTAAAGCTCAACAACCCACAAATCCTCCGTGCAGCCGCACTGGATTACACAGCTTAAGGAGCTACTTAAATGGCTATTTCACGCGCACAACTACTGAAAGAGTTGCTCCCAGGTTTGAACGCATTGTTCGGTTTAGAGTACAAGCGTTACGGCGAAGAGCACAAAGAGATCTACGAAACAGAGAAATCTGAGCGTAGCTTCGAAGAAGAAACCAAGCTGTCCGGCTTCTCTGCTGCACCAGTCAAGAACGAGGGCTCAGCCATCGCTTATGACAATGCACAAGAGGCATTTACAGCACGCTATACACACGAAACCATTGCTTTGGGTTTCTCAATCACTGAAGAAGCGATTGAAGATAACTTGTATGACAGCCTTTCCGGCCGTTATACCAAGGCTTTGGCTCGTGCAATGGCATACACCAAGCAGGTTAAAGCTGCTGCCGTGTTGAATACAGGCTTTACTGTTGCCGGTGGCGATGGTCAACCTTTGTTCTCCACAGCTCACCCATTGGTTTCTGGCGGTACTAACAGCAACCGTCCTACAACTGGCGCTGACTTAAACGAGACTTCTTTAGAAGCCGCCGTTATTCAGATCGCTGCTTGGACCGACGAGCGCGGTTTGCTCATCGCTGCAATGCCACGTAAATTGGTAATTCCACCATCACTGCAATTCGTTGCAACCCGTTTGTTGGAAACCAACCTCCGCGTAGGTACAACCGATAACGACATCAACGCAATTAAGAACAATGGCTCGATCCCAGAAGGTTACACTGTTAACCACTATCTGACCGACAACAACGCATGGTTCTTGACCACTGATGTTCCAAACGGCATGAAGCATTTTGAGCGTATGCCTTTGTCCAATAACATGGACGGAGACTTTGATACTGGTAACGTACGTTACAAGTCACGTGAGCGTTATAGCTTCGGCTATTCTGACCCACTTGGCATGTTCGGTTCACCAGGCGCCTAATCAGCACCAAAGTTGTAATAAAACCCCGCTCACGAGGCGGGGTTTTTGCTTTTCTTTTCTTCGTAGTGGTGTACTCGATGGCAGTTGGCACACAGGACAATACACTTTTCTACCTCTGCCTTAGCTTTTTTAAACTTACCACTGCGAACTAACTCGCTGACTATTCCGTCTTTAGCCTTAGCACCTGTGTGGTGAAAATCCAACGCTGCCACATGACTGAACCCGCAATGGGCACAGCTTAGCGTTGCCTTCCAATCTTGAAACTCTTTTCGTTTTTTCTTTCTGGTTGCAGCGTTAGCCAGCAGGGATTTTGCTTTGTTTGCTTCGTAGTATTTTTTAGAGTATCCCGCCCCCTTGGCTTTTCTAACCTCGGGGTTCTTATACGGCATCGGTCAAACTGTACGTCTTTATCGGTTCACTACTGTTAGCGTCCACATTACACGCCCACTTAACCGCTTCTTCTGCTGTTAACCCCATGCGCATACAGACTTCCGCCGCCATAGACCCAGATCCAATAGCCATAAAGGTTCGCACCCGCTCCCACTCTAAATCGTCTCCGCAGGAAAATAGCCCGTCTTTAGTTAGCTTGAGAAAGGAGCTGTCCGCCTTTAGCTTTGGCTTGGTCTTGCTTTTCTTGTTTATGTAGTCCACTACTTTTTCTGCATCGCAATAATTACCTGCAACACCAAGCCACCCTCCTTCTACGGGGAAAACTTTTTCTTCAAAGTATTTAATGCCTGAAACAGTGTCAGTAAACTGACTATCTGCTACAAGGGCCTTACTACCCCAGTCACCGACTATTGTTGTCATTTCTGTGGTACCTATCGTTTGGGTTATTGAGCATTGATTTAATAAGCTCGTCCACAGTGAAGAAGTATTGAATAACTTTTGTGCCATCATGCTGCATGATTGTGAAGCTCATCTTTTACCCCTATTTGGTAGCAATCAAGTAAGCGCCGTAATTGGCAAAGCAATATCCAGAGTACATGCAAGCCAATCCCATATTTCCTTTAAGTGCTTGTTCTAGGGCGATATACGCATAGATTAACCCGGTCACAATAATTAGGTTAGCACTCATAGGTTTATAGTATTCCCTTGATGTTTCAGATATTTTACAAAAAAAACACTACACAAAGCTAAAAAAGTAGTAAGATTGTAGAAACTCGGATATTCGCTTATCAAACTGCCCGAGCAGACGCATACACGATTGATAAGCTGAACTTTGTATGAAGGACAATTTAAAATGGCAACAGCAACTACCTCAGCCGTATGGCGCTCCACTGGTGGAGATCAAACACGCACTGCAGAAGCAGGCTCCATGGTTATGGCAGTCCCCTTCTATATTGCAAATACTGCAGCAACTTCAAACGTAACAATTTCTTCAGCTACTGGCTCTCCAGCGGTAATTCTCCCAGCTGGTGCGGTTGTGACTGAAGTTATTGTTTCTAGCGGCGGCGGCGGTAATGCTACAGCTAACGTAGGGTTTACCCCATTAATTGGCGTTGGTCCTGGTCAAACTACCACTTTAGGCACAAACGTTCCTGCGGGTTTTGTTTCTGCTGGTAACGTATCTGCTCGTGTAACTATTGTTACTGGCGGTACAGGCGGTGGCGCTTCTTTAGGTAACGTAGCTAACGCAACTAACTTAGTTGTTGTTACTAATGCCCAAGGCGCTGCTAATGCAATTGCTGGTGTGGTAAGTGGACGAATCATTTACCACGTAGCTGACGCTGGGCAAGAAAGCGCCTAATTAATCTAGGGGCTTCGGCCCCACTTAACTTTTTGGAGATTAATTATGGCAATGCAATATGACGTAAAACAAGGACACTTAAATCAAAGTGGTTTTTTTGTAAAGTTTCGTACACGCGTTAAAGGCGTTTCGTTTTTTGGTGGCGGCGGGGATTTAGTTTTGTTTGATACAACCACAGCTCCAGTCTCTGCTAACGTTACTTATGAGCGTGCATCAACTTTAGTAACAGTAACTAAAACGGCTCATGGTCTTGCAACCGGAGATACTGTAGGCATTCATTTTAGTACGGCTGGTGGTGTATCAGCAACGGATGGTAATTATCCTATTACTAGACTTACCGCAAACACGTTTACATTAACTGATATTAACAGCGGGACTGTAGCTAATACTGCAACAGCAGTCTACGTTAGTGGTGCAAATCGTTGGCTAATGACATATGAAACTCAGGCAACAGATGAGTATCAAAATGCCCCTATCATTCCTGGTGAAGGTGTATTAGCAGCAAACGGAGTTTACGCCCATATGGTTGATATTGACTCAGCGCAGATTTATTATGGCTAAGAAAAAAGGTGTCTCGCTTGCGGTTGGTCGTGGTGAGAAGCTGCCTGTATCTAAAGGCGCTGGGCTTACCGCCAAGGGTCGTGCTAAATATAATGCGGCTACTGGCTCGAATCTAAAGGCTCCGCAGCCCGAAGGTGGTGCTCGCAAGCGGTCATTTTGTGCTCGGATGTCTGGCATGCCAGGCCCGATGAAAGATGAAAAAGGTCGCCCTACTCGTAAGGCAGCCTCTTTAAAGAGATGGAAGTGCTAAATGAGCGAAGAAGTGGTTAGAGAATTGGCTACGCACGCAAGTGACATCAAGCATCTGCAAGATGACATGGATAAACTTATTAGCGATATGGAAGAGATCAAAAAGTCTCTGCATGAAATTAATAAGACCTTGTCTGAAGCTCGTGGTGGCTGGAAAGTATTGATGTGGGCAGGCGGTGCAGTTAGCGCTATTACTGGCGTAGCTGGTTTTGTAGCAGGGCATTGGGGGAAGTGATGCCTAGTGTCTCTAAAAAACAACACAATTTCATGGCGGCTGTGGCTAATAACCCAAAGTTTGCCAAAAAAGCAGGTGTACCTTCCGCTGTAGGGAAGGAATTTTTAACTGCCGATAAAGGCAAAACTTTTAAAGAAGGTGGAACCATGAAAAAACCAAATCCATTTATGGAAATGATTGCAAAGAAAAAAGAAGCTGCTGCTAAGAAACCCGCTAAAGCTGC